TCTTCTGTGCTTTCTTCTGAAACTTCTTCTTGACTGCCATACGCTTGGTCTCCTGTAGATTCAAAGTGGGGATTTTTCTGGGATGGAACTTTGTCCATCTCTTTACGAGCTTTCTCATTATTTTTTTGACGCTTCTTGGGGTCCACCTCCAGATAAGAATCGTCTTTCTTTTTCGCTTCGCTCATGTCGGCACCTTCGGATTCACTATCCATGTAACCTTTGCCGCCGCAATGCTTACATCCTTCGCCATCACACTTAGGACATGCTTTACCTTTACCTTTACCTGCAACTGATTTTTGTGCAGGTGTTTTCTCACATTTACATTCTTTCTCTCCTGTCTTTTCGCAGCACTCAGTGACTTCCGATTGTTTAGGATTAATCTTAACCTTAGTTTTCTTTTCAGATAGTGCTCTAAAACTTAACATTACTTCTCACCCCTTTCTTGCTTTTCAGTTTCCTTGTTCATAACCTTGACGATTTTCTTAGAACGATCATATGACTTCTGACGCTTTGCATCAGTAGTAGAAGGACTTACAACCTCACGACCTAAGTTACCTGCCTTACGGAACATTTTGTTCTTGGGTAGTGCCTTGTAACCTTCTTCGATTACATTCTCAATCTCTTCGATAGAGAAGAGTCCAGACTCATACAAGTGTGCAATCTGGTCATAATCTTCACCAAGACGTGAAGCAAGTTTGCCGCTGCCACTTGATACTGCACGAGCAGTCTTACCAACTGCCTTCTTCAGACCTCTACCAACAGCACCTGCTGCTCTTCTCAGAAGACCAGGACCTTTCTTCTTGGAAGTGAGACGCTGACGTGCCTCAGAACCTGCATCTCTTTCCCCGCCACCACTAGAAGAAGAACCGCTGTCGGAACTGCTGCTAGAACTTGTACCTTTAGACTTTCTGATGCTGTCTAAAACACCATCCAACTTACCACCAGTACCATCATCGCTAGATGACTTGGACTTGGCAGGAGTTTTCTCCATCGATGCACGTTTTGCTTTGATACGTGCTGCTTCTCTAGAACCTTGGAATGTTCCTACTGCCTTGCCAGCATTATCAGCAGCAGACTTGCCTACTTTCTTGGCAACATTACCTACTTTCTTAGCAGCAGCACCAACCTTTTCACCTGCTTTCTTAGCAGCACCCTTCAGACGATCCATACGGGAAGGTTGTAACTTGAGTTCAAGTTGCTTAGTCTTCTCTTCAGACAGAACCTCAACACTCTCAAGATGCTCACAGATTTCAATCAAGTCTTGGTCATCTTGTGCCATCTCAAGAATGATTTCTTCCATGACATCAATGAGTTGCTCATCGGTCAGTGAATCAATCTCTTCTCCAAGAGTTTCTAACTCAGCAAAGTCTGCTTCTGAGAATGCAAATGCTTGTTTTTCACCAAGAACCTCAGCGTTCTTAGCGTAGTTGGCGAAGTGCTCGTGATGACCTTCCTCTAGAATCTCAAGATCTCCGACAGGGACGTTCTCGTAGATATACTCACCATCTTCAATATCGTAATGAGTTACTGTACCGTCTTCCAGCAGGGTATGTGCTTCAGGAATGACAGTATATTCTTTACCTTCATACTTAACAAGTTTGGCGCAGTCATGCCCTTTGGGTTTCTTCTTTCCGCCTTGCTCGTCCTTCCCCTTAGCACCAACAATAATGTCTGCCTTGGTTACTTTGTCGTAGGGGACAGCATTATTAGCAAGATTGCCATCGTTATTTTTCTTTTCGTATACTTGTCTGAGTGCCTCAGACATATCAGGAAGGTCGTTTGAATACATGTTACTTTGCGTCCTTGTCCTTTTTATTTATCTTCTTAATGAATTCACCTGGAGTAAGTTTTTTCATATAGTTAGTAAGTTCATCTGTACCCATTTCTCCAGCAGGTGTAAAATTGAAAAACTTAATATCATTACGCTCAACCAAGTCCCTTAACCAGGACCTGAAAATATTATCATGCTCATTAACATAGATGACATAATTGCTACCACGACTAACAACCTTACCAATGACCCCAGTGTTGACATTTTCTACAAAGTTTCCTACTTCAAATAAAACATTGCCAAAATATGCTTCGCGAAGTCCTTTGGGATCTAGTCTAGGAGCAATCTCATGAAGTTCATAAGATGCTTCAGCAAAATCATTAAACTCTTCTACTTGCATTGCTTGACGTAGTGTCAAGTATAACTTCTCAGAACCTTCTTTGCCAAGACCTTTTGGAACACCTTTACTAAAGTTATCATAATCATCTTCTGCTGCTGCCTTACGCATCTTAGATGCAGACATTCCCTCTACACCTTCAGCATCAGGGTCTCTATCACCTGCAGATACTACATTTATTTCTTCAAATGTATATGCTTCCCCATTGTATTTCTGTGCAAGACTGTTGAACTCGCTAACCCTGTCACCTCCCACAACAATAGTAACTGAACTATACCCGTCAGCATCGAGGGAGGACAGAACGTCAAAAATAGTACGCATGTCCCCATTGTCAACAATCGCATTCGCGTGATCTGGATATGCTTGCCGCATATATTTAATTTTAGTCCCTGCGTCAAGGGGATTCTTCTTAGGATCCTCCGACCTTGAGGGGTATATTCTATACTCTCCTCCACTTGTCTTTGCCTCTCTAGATACTTTGTCTAGAAGTTTTTCATGACCGATAGTTGGTGGATTAAATCTTCCAAATGTAATAGATATTGTGCCTTGATCGACCTTACCCGAGCCATCTCCAGTTTCTTCTTCTCCATTGGCTTGGGTGGGGGTTTCTATATCCTTAGGGTCTACTCTTACTAATTTTCCATCCTTAGACATGTGGGTTACATTCCCTCTCGGGTCAGCATACCTACCGTAACCTACATGCTTAAGTTTTAATTTTTCTGCTGACTTTGCAGCAAATGACTTTTCGGCTTCAGTTAGGAAAGCACTAAAACTTTTCATTCTACCAATTCTTACTAAGATTAAAGTTTGCTTTACTAAAAGTCAGTCTATCTACAAGTTTGTATGGGTTGCTAGAAGGAATAACAAACCCTTCATGTGAAGAAGGATTACCGTCAATGAAACATTCAACATTTTCATTAGCCACAACCGCATCAAGTAGACGCTGTTTCAGTTGGAAGATTTTATGCCACACCTTAAAGGTGGTCAGATTAACCTCACCCTTATATTTAGCATTGAAGACATTGAACAATAATTCTGGACTAGGTATCTCACCCGCACGAATGAATGTATTGACATGCTTCTTGAGTTCTGCACTGTTATCAACCTTACAGAAAGGAATCAGAGCAACAATCTCAGCAACAAGTTTTACTGCAGACCACTTGCCAACAATTGCATCATTAGTATCAATGAATCGAACACTATTAGTAGATTGTAAAGTGACACCAATGCTTGCTTCTGCTGTAGGTGATACCTCAGTGTATGAAGTGTGTGGTGCTAGAATAATTTGTTGAGCAATCGGAGTGGCAAATTTATACTCCACAGTATTAGGACAATAAACAGACCCACCACCGACGCCGATCCAATCAGCTTGGACAATACCACTGATACGAGGAAGATAGCGCAGACATAAACGAAGGATATCTGCAACGTTGCCTTTATGATTCGTCTCAATGTCCTCATAGGTGTAGTTGATTAGAACTTTCTTTTTGTTGAATACAGACTTGGTGCCCACAAAGAACTGACCATTGGCAGGGTTAGTTCCGAACACGATAGCAGGAGCACCATCCCACTTGACACTGACCTTCTTGACAGTCAGTGCTTGCTTGACAGCAGCAAGGGCAACACGACGACCATCAAAGATGGAATCCTCTAGGTGCTCAAGGTGTTTGTTTGGCATTCGTCCTTTGTCTATACATGTATTATAGCACAGCAGAAGGCAGTCGCAACAAGGGGTGTGACAGTTCTTAGGGTGTCAGTAGATCTTGAGGAAGGGTCCGTTAGAGTCTCCAAATTCTTTCTTAGCACCATAATATAAAGAAGTACACCATTCTCTAGTCTTCTTTTTCTTTTCAATCTGCACCCATATATGTGCCCATTCCATAGCAATTAGTTTGGAAGAAAATCTACCACCAGAACTTCTATCTGCCTTTATAGTTTCATAGTTGATAGCATAGTCTAAAACCGATTCAAATCCCTCGGCAATCTTTTGATTGTTTTCATATACAGCAACCTCACCAAAATCAACGCCAGTATTCTTTAACTTGTTATACAAACTAATCCAATATTTTTTATCAGCATCATTCCACTTACCTACAGCTGGAATGTGACGGTGCTTTGCTGCTGAAGTTGGACGCTCAAGACTCAAACTACCTAAAAACTTATCCAAAGCAACACTCGATACCTTACCTAACTTAGCACCAGCATCTTTACCCTTAGGTGTTAAGTCGGTCTGTACAAGATTTCTTTCTTTAGAGTATTGAAAGTTTCTAGATTGACCATGGATTTGTCCACCCTTCTGAGTTTGCATATCAAATCCAAGTTCACCTGTATCAAACAAGTAATTCTTTTTCTTCCCTAGAGTTAATGTGCATTTTAAAGATCCTTTCACCGCATCAATTTGAGCAGGTTGTCCAGTTGCTCCACCAGCATTTGCAACTTCAGCAGATGCAGTTTTCTTTTTTGCTGCAATTGCTTTTAGAGAAACTCCGATCAAAACTTTTTCTCTAAGAGCATCTCTCATATAAGCATTAAGGAGAGTAAGTTTGGCATCCTTAGACATACCATCAATATTTGTTAACTCACGAATTGTACCTTGCACAACATTCTTCAAACTCTTTTTAACAAGAACAATATCCATAGGATTCCAACGGTCCTTCACAGATACACCACATTCTTTCTTGGCAATTTCTTCAATGTAAGGCATTATTCCATTGTCTCTGGAATATTCATACCCTTTACTACCACCCAAATATTTTTTTAATGCTGCGGTTTGTTTTGTATATGTCATTCTCCATTCTGCACCGAACCCATCATATATTTTTTTCATTTCAGCATCAGTAGGTTCTTTACCTCTCTCAATTACCGACTCAAAGAAATACCTAGAACCATTTTCCTGCTTGGCAGTTTCTTTAGCGTTAGTTGCCATCTTACTCTATGGAATCATCCAAACTATTTAGATAATCCTTTTCTTTTTCATAGATTTTTTCCTGTCCTGTCCAGAGTTTATATCCCTGGACAACCTCAGGCAATAACCATTGGTCCACACGAATACACTGCTCCCAGTTG